CTTCGCCGAATAGTTTACTGAAAAATCCCATATCGTTTTGTCCTAATCTTGGTCTGTCGGTTCAGATAATGTCCCGACCGGATGCCAATATATGACTGGCTCATTTCCACTGTTATCAGTTATTTCAAAGTATTGTCCACTTCTAACTGGAAACATAATTGATAGGCCTATTCCAGTTGCGTAAGCTGTTTGAAACCCCATAGCAATACCTACCCCTGCTGGGTCGTCAGTAGTATGTACATAGCCAAGTATGCTTTGATTCACGCCGCTAGAATCCATAACAGCAGTAACAAAACCATCTTGGTTAGCGCGATATGCATGAGCCTTAACCATATTATTTGAGTCATCATCTTGCCTTGTGTACGCTCCAAGTTCTAATACTTGGTCGTCGACATAAGCCTTGAGGGCCTGCTGAGAAGATACTGCGGTTGCCGAGTTCGAGGACATATCATCTTCGTCTTTGAAAAAGGCGGAAGACATTTGCGTTGATGTCAAGTTGGAGATTCTTGCAAGCGAAATCGTCCCCGTAAGATTGGCCGCATCGAAAGAGTTGAGAGCCTCCAAAACGTCCGTGAAGTTCTGATTGACCTGACTGGCTATTGCAGTTGTATCTGCCGAGAACGAATTTTCTACCGTGTATGTCGCCATTTGATTTTCTCCACTATGCTAATGTTGGGAGCAGTTTATAGTAAATCTTCGCCATGGTTAAATTCGTATCTTCTGAGTCGCTTGATTCGAGGGTCATTTTCACGCTTCTGCCTTTGCCGCCCTTGCCTGTTTTCTGATGGGCGCTTTGAACGCCGAAAGCAGTTGAGCCCCAGTTGAAATTACCCCACGTTCCCTGTCCCCAGATAAGCCATGTACTATCGATAGCAAGCGAACCTGAACCGAGCGTAAATGTTTTTATTCGATTGAATTCGTTATCATTGAAAGAGATGACAGCGTTCAAGGTCACACCTGATGTCTGTGCCAGAAGCGACAGGGAATTGATTAGCTTGTCGCTCCATTCGTTGCCGAAGAAAATGTCGCCTGTCGCTAATTCGGTAGCAAGATTGCTTGATGCAGAAGCGTCGTAATTCGTCTTGGAAGCAAAATCGGCTGCTCCGGCGAAATCATGTTCCATTATGTATTTGTTAGTGTTGTCGGCTGTGTAGAGTGTTCCGTCGAAAGACTGCATAAAGTTGGCGGCCCAACTCACTGAAGACCATGCACCTGTAAGGCCCTGATGTAACAATCGAGTTCCGTGTTTGACGTCCCAGACAATCGTGGCCGTGGGTACGGTCTGGTTTGGACCTGCTATCGAAAGGTAGTATCTGTCCTTGTAAAATACGCCGTTGGAATCGATTCTTTGAGCTACGGGTATATCGTCAATCTTGTCTCTGACAGGATCGCCTACCGGCCAGGGTAAATCGCCGGTTGTAGGATTGAAACTATTGAAATTGGCCCAGTAGATATTGCCATCGTACTGCCACATGAGGCCGTTACCGACATCGACGATCGAATCCCATGAGTCGCATCCTATATCGCAAATCTTCACCGTGCTGTTTGTCGGGTCGTCAAGATTGGTCGTTATCCAAATCTGTTGCTCGGTGAACCAGTAAATGAGTTTATTGAAAAGTGCGGGACCAACAAGGGTATCAGGGAAATAAACGAAATCAAGTGTGGGGAAAAAATCTGGCGATGCTTTTCTCGACCATACGCCCTTGTTCGTCAAAGCACCGGACGAGTTTATTCCTATCCCCCAAATCCTGCCGTCATGGGTTATTGGGTTCTTCAGCTTGGGGGGCGTACCCGCATCGAGAGGAGCTTCAATACCTTCCTCGCCATTTGGCGTATTGTCTTTATAAGTATCGCCTGAAAGAAAAACGCCGACATATTCAAATGGCCCATTTGCTTGGTCAGGCGGCGAACGATAAACATTGCATTTCGTAACGCCTGATGGCAAGGCGCTACCACTAAGGTCTAAATCTAAATCACAGGCAACTGGATTGCTTGTTGTCGCATTCGACAGGTCTGCTGAAGTGATAACCGCCGAAGGCCCTGATTCGCCATATTTTGTCGAAGTACCGCTATCGTCATAAAAATAAGTGAACTTATATGTATAAACCCCCGATACGGTTATTCCCCTGTCGCCTGCCGCTAAAGTGTTGTCTTCGGCGCCGGCTTTTGCACCACCTAATGTTGGAACAGCCAAACCCAAATCGCTCGAAGCCGTATCAACTGTCCCAACCCATCGCTGAGGTGTGTCCTTGCCGTTGCAGAATAGCAAGTCCTCTGCATCGTTAACGCCGAACTTGGCGAACCTGACAGGAAATCCGTCCGTGAGGTCTGTCTTGATAGATGTCCCTCCACCTTCCCCGGCCCAGCGGTCGTTTGCCTCATCGTAAACACTGACCTCGGTGGCCGAACCTGAATCCCAACAGGCCACGCGATAGTCATTACCTCTGAGCTCGACTATCTTGAAAGTAAGTGGAGGTGCTGAATCCGGTAAGATAGTATCCTCGGAAGCAACAAGCCACGGTCTAAAAGGACCCCTGACCTTTAATGTCTTGTTCGGTTGAAGATACCAGTTGAGCATCGCAGAGAACTGGTCTTTGCGAAGGGCTGTTGAAGGGTCGGCAGTGTTAAGCCCACCGGAGAAATCCTCGATGAGGTAAGGAAGCCATTCGTTTGCCGGCTCGGCAATAAGCTTCGGAATAATTGGGTTTGATACGAACATGAAGGCTACCTAAATAAAAAAGGCTGCCTCGTCAAAGACAGCCTTCACGGAATAAGAGTTGGATTATGACTTATGCTGCATTGCCCATAAGTTTATTTCTGTTGATTTTATACGCCGAATCTTTCATCGCATAGTAGGCGCCCATGTGCTTTGCTTCGAGTATCGTGTCTCTTTGAGCGCCGTAGCATTGACCAATCGCATAGTTGACAATCGCAGATTCCCATTCATCGGGGAAATCGAACGTGCTTCCTTCCGCCGTCATATCAGTTGGAGTTCTCAGGTAGAAAATCTTCAGCGCACTCGAACCTGTGGCCGTGGGTGCGACGAGTTCTATGAAAAGTTCTCTAACAGGGTCGCCAAACTGATACCAAGATGTTGTATTGTCAGGCGTCCCGGAAGATGCTCCGAACTCATAACTTACTTCGTGCCTGAAAGTTTGGCTCAGGGGTACTCCGTTGAACTCTACATCAAAGACGAGGAAGAGTTTCGCGTCTGTAGCCGATAAGGTGAATTTGAAATTGGAATTGTCGGTATTGATTGTCGCTGTTTTCTGATAACAGCCGGTAGTTGAACAGAACTCTTTCGCTCCACGATTGAGATATCGGAGAATCTCTGCGGTGCCGAAACTCTCGTCCGTAGTGTCCTGAAGGATGTCACGAACCTGTGTGATTAGTGTTGTTCCGGTTGCCATGTTTAATCATTAAACCGCCATTTTAATTTTGATTTTCCTTCTGATTCTTGGGTTTCATTAACGCATTCAAGCACCCTGTCCATAATGGGACTGTTATCACAATTTTCGAAGGGTTTCAACACCTCTTCTTTGATTTCGCCCCAATTTGTTTTTCCGGTACGCTCTTGGCAATCCTCGCACAGTTTCGAATCGTCGGGAAGTTCTTGTAAACGCTTTTTTAGGTTGAAGTAATGTGGTGGATGCCATCCAATAGATAGAACACAACTGAAACTTGCGCACATTCCTGCATATAACTTCATGCTACACACTCCCCCCCCTAATCCTCAGTTCGGGATGACGGCGATAGCGAGTATCACGTATTGGTCGCACTTGAAGATGCTGAGGGCCTGACCTGCCACGCTGTTTTTCCCTGATATTCTTTAGACGTTCGTTGTATCGGGCCTGATGATTGCCTACAGGCAAGCCAAGGGTTTCCAAGGCAATAGCAGTTGCAAGCGAACGCAGCATACCGTGATACCAGCCGGGCAAATCTGATATTGCATCCTCATCGGGCATCGATTCGACTTTGAGATTGATTGTGTAAACGGCGCCGGGTGTGTCCCTGAGAAGTAAACGCATCGTACCCGAACCATCGGTGTCGATTGCGTAAACCGTGGGCCATGAAGACGAGATATTCTCGCGAGGGTCAAGGGCGTAGAAGGCACTTATCGATATCGGCCTCAATATCACACCCTCGGCGATTATCCGAACGGTTCCATCAACCACATTGACAACGGCAGAATCGAGGTCGACATAGTTCTGGCTTGCAACGGTGTCCACCGTAGTATCGGACATCACGGTTTTGGGTACGTCGATACTGCGCTCGAGGGAAATATCAATCAGGGCCTCGTTGATTGCAGCAAAGATAGCAAACCTGTCCTCATTAGTGATAACGGCAAGACCTCTACGCGCACCACGAACAGTTGATTCTATAATCCGCTGCGCCTTATTTTTCGTAAGTGACCATACAGCCATAGTTAATTCTTCTTATCAAGAATATTGAACTTCTCGGATTGGGTCTTAGCCGCTTTGAGGCGCCCAAGCATATCTTCAAACTTTGCCAGCCGGTTTTTGCGAAGCCTTAACGTATTTGACGCGGTGGCAATCTGGGCGGTAACAGTGACAATCAGGGCCTCCACTCGCGT